GGAACAGGAAGCCGCTGCCGCTGCCGCTGCTGAAGCTGCGAGAGTCCAAGCGGAACAGGAAGCCGCTGCCGCTGCTGCCGTTGCTGAAGCCGCGAGAGTCCAAGCGGAACAGGAAGCCGCTGCCGCTGCTGCCGCTGCTGAAGCCGCGAGAGTCCAAGCGGAACAGGAAGCCGCTGCCGCTGCTGAAGCCGCGAGAGTCCAAGCGGAACAGGAAGCCGCTGCCGCTGCTGAAGCCGCGAGAGTCCAAGCGGAACAGGAAGCCGCTGCCGCTGCTGAAGCTGTCACGGAATCTGTAGTTGAAGAAGATAATTCAGTTGTAAAAGATGATTTATGTTCTTTAAAAACTCTTATTGATGTGTTAGGAAAATGGTCAGGTGGTGAAATTGGAAGAAGACAAGTTGAAGAATTATTGAAAGAAGGTTCTGAAGTTGATGAAAACTTAGATGACCTTGAAAAAGTTGTTGAAGTCCTTCAACTTTGGATAGAAGGTGGATCTACATTCAGAGAACACAATCACTTTAAAAACTTAGATGAATATACATTAGTAGGTGAATCTAAAAATTTATCAGAAGAAAAAAAGGTAGAGGTTTTAAAAACACTAACAGAATTAGTTGTTAATGTTTCACAAAGAAAAGTAACAAATGAAGAAATCCAAAATATTATGAATACTCTTTATTAATTTAATTTTATAATTTTATTTTTAGTTTTATTAATTGCTTAGTTCGAGTAAGCAAGACCACCCATACCAGACATGATTCTTAAGACGTTGTAGTTTACGGCATAGACATTAATGTCGGCGGTAGTACTATCAACTAATTGAGCATTATCAATTCTAGAGAAATTACATGTTCCTGAAGGTTGATGTTCTTCTGGCTTAAGAGCAAAAGAGTAGACACCAATTGTGTCCCCCGCTTCAGTGCATCCATATCCGGTGTGGTGTTCCCATATTTGAGTTCTAGTGAAATATTTAACATCTCTTTCTTTAAAACGATCATGACCATTGAGTTTTAATTGGTATGTTCCAGTACCAATAGGACCCCTCTGGCAAAATGTAGGTGCTTCAGCAGCAGCCGTAGATTTTACTCCCGCCCAGATCAATTCTTTAACAGGATGATTAAAGTTAAGATCCATGGTTGCACCTCCTGTTTTAGACTCAAATTGTAACTGTTCAATTAAATATTCGTGGGATACTTGGGCAAACCGTCTTCTTTCATCTGTATCAAGATAAATATAGTCACACCACAAATTAAATGAATTAGTGCCACCGCTTTTTTTAATTGCCGCCGCTGTTCCACTTGCGAAAGTGCCGTCCTGATCGCATAAAGTTAAATTTGCTAAAGTTTCAAACGATATTTTTACTTTAACTTCATGGTATTGTAATGCGATTAGAGGTAAAGCGAGCCCGGGGTTACGACAGAACCAAAAATAAAGTGGGATCCAAAACTTTCCACTAGCTTCAGCTGCAGTACCGGTAGCATTAGAATCAATAAGCCATCCACCCATATTAGTATTGTTGTTATTACCGTTCTGCGATTCAATTGAACGACCATTCCCAGTCATTTTTTGAAATAATGTACCCTGGGTTTCAGTACCACCAACATCACCCCCAAATGTTGCACCCGAGGGGTTAAATTCAGTTAACTGAGAGTAAACCGAATGCCAGTGACCATAATGCCTATCAATGCGCTGACCACCAATTTCTAATTCAACTTCTTTCATTAAATGACTTCCATAATCAGTACCAATTCCAATATTATCTTCAGTTTCATCCGCCGCCTGCAATGTTGCTTCGTGTTCTAAATACATTCTGTGGACTAAATCACCATTTCTTGAAATGGTTGCTGAAACTGAACCACCGAAATCGGCGGTGCCGTTAAAGGTCTGTTGAATCGATTCCATAGAGAAGTTAGTGTGTCTGCGATAGACAACTTTAAAGAAAGTGATTTGTGGGTTACCTGTAAGGTAGATATCCTGTGCTCCATAAGCGACAAGTTGCATTAATCCTCCTCCCATTGTTTTTATAACATAGACTTAGAAAAAAATTTTGGTTTTTGACATAAAGAATTTTTTTAGATTCTTTAAAATTAAATAGAAAGTTATGAAAAATAGATTAATTATTTAATTACTGTAGGCGAGAAATAACAAAGTTATCGAGTATATTTCAACTTTAGTTGGAATATGCGAGACCACCCATACCAGACATGATACGGAGGACGTTGTAGTTGACGGCATAGACAATATCAGCTCCAGGTGTTCCGCTGCACGTTAACTGCGCATTATCAATGCGAGAAAAGTTACAAGTTCCCGATGGTTGATGTTCCTCTGGTTTAAGGGCAAATGAATAGACGGCTATAGAATCATTGAATCGACCGGCACCATTGTTGGCTGCCTGAGAATCAAGACCACCGGCACCACTGTGGTGCTCCCATACCTGTGTCCTGGTAAAATATTTCGCATCACGAGCAGCAAAACGGTCATGTCCATTAAGCTTTAATTGCCAGTTTCCAGAACCCGCCAAAGAGTTGTCGCCGTCGCCGCCGGAGTTCGACGTGCCCTTCTGGCGCCATACTAATTCTTTAACTGGGTGATTGAAATTTAAATCTTGGGAAGTAGCACTCCAGGATTGTTCTTGAACTTGCTCAATAAGGTATTCATGTGATACTTGAGCGAAGCGTCTGCGCTCATCAGTATCAAGGTAGATATAGTCAGCCCATAATTTATGACTACTTGGTGATGAGAAAGATGTAGCAATCTGGTGTTCAAGAATAACTTTAACTTCATGATATTGAAGTGCGATAAGAGGAAGGGCAAGACCCGGATTCCTACAAAACCAAAATTGTAATGGAACAGTGTATACTGAAGCTGGAACCGCGTTGGTCTCGCTGTTGTAGCCACCCATACCAGACATTAATTGAAACAAAGTCGCTTTGGTCGCGTTATTTGCTACAGTGCCACTGGGATTTGGTTCCGTTAATTCAGCCCATGCTTCCATCCAATCACCAGAATGTTTGTCAATCTTTTGACCACCAATTTCTAATTCAACATTAATAATAAAGTCAGCTCCAGGGTTGTCGCGGTTGCCGCCTCCACCCGCATCAACTTGTAGATACATTCTGTGGACTAAATCACCGTTGCGCGAAATAGTTGCAGTACAACGTCCATTGGACGTAGCTGACCCGTTCCAGGTTTGTTCGATGGCTTCCATCGAGAAGTTAGTGTGTCTGCGGTAGACAACCTTAAAGAAAGTGATTTGTGGATTACCCGTAAGGTAAATATCCTGAGCTCCGTAAGCGACAAGTTGCATTAATCCTCCTCCCATTGTTTTTATACTTATACTTAGAAAAAAATTTTGGGAAAATATGTAAATAAAAATAAATTGTTTTGATTTATTTTTTGAAAAATAAAAATTTAGTTAATTAGTTTAAGAACTTTATAACTTAGTTCGAATAGGCAAGACCACCCATACCAGACATAATACGGAGGACGTTATAGTTGACAGCGTAAATATTGCCGTCTCCCTGATCTGCTTCAAAGTTAAGTTTGGCATTGTCAATTCTGGAGAAGTTACAGGTTCCAGAGGGTTGGTGTTCTTCTGGTTTGAGACCGAAGGAGTAGACGTTAATATTCTTAGTCATTTGAGATGTGCGGGCCTGAGAAGAGTTGCCGTTGGCTACTGCAAAAACTCTTATTACGCCATCCGCGTCAGCCGTATCACCTAAAACCAATGGGGTCTCATCAGCAGTGGTAGGAGAAGTTATAGGAATTGTTGCTACATTTGAAGCGACAGTTGGTGTTGCCGTTACTGTTGCAAAAAATGTTAACCCAGCGGTAAAATTTGTAGTGGTGGTGCTGGGTGTTGTGGCAACTATTACAAGTTGGTCACCCGCAACAACGGCTTTTGCTCCAGCCCCTCTTGTTACAGAGCCTGTCAAAGATGTAAGTTCCAATATTAAATTTGAACCGTCGAAATAAAATTTGGTATTTGCGGTGGCGTCGACCGTTGCTACCTCTGTAAAGGCAACGCTTAGTGTGTCGGCACCATCATCTTCCCCTAATTTTTCAATTTGTGTCTGTCTATCTAAAGTAGTAAGTTGAGCAGAAGTGGGCAAGTTCTGCTTGGGAACAGCCGTGTGGTAATCGAAAGGCTGTCTGAGCTGGAAGTATTCTTCTGACTGAGGGGAAAAACGGTCATGACCATTTAATACTAATTTAGAACTTCCGTATGATTTATCCGATGTCCAGATTAATTCCTTAATAGGATGATTAAAGTTGAGTTTATGATCACCTGCGGCACCTGTAAGAGAATCTCTTTGAACTTGTTCAATTAAGTATTCGTGTGAGACTTGAGCGAAACGACGGCGTTCATCCGTGTCGAGGTAAATGTAGTCGCACATTACCTTACTATTAGCTGGAGGAGTAGTATTCCCCCAAGTTAATTTAAGTTTAACTTCATGATACTGAAGGGCGATTAGGGGTAAAGCAAGGCCTGGGTTGCGGCAGAACCAAAATTGAAGAGGGATATGTAAATTTGAAACACCTGTACTACCAAGTTCCCCTATATCGCATAACATGGACTTAAGTCCAATTGCTTTTGATTCTGGGGTAGATAATTCGTTCCATATTTGCATCCATTCTTTATTTTGACGATCAATACGTTGACCTCCAATCTCTAACTCAACTTCAGATAGAATATCAGAACCTTCTGATGTTGTTTGTCCAGATAGTGTAACATAAATTTTGTGAACTAAATCACCATTACGTGAAATAGTAACTGTTGAAGAACCACCCGTAGTTGGTTGACCATTAATGGTCTGTTCGATTGTTTCCATCGAGAAGTTAGTGTGTCTGCGGTAGACAACCTTAAAGAAAGTAATTTGTGGATTACCCGTAAGGTAGATATCCTGAGCTCCGTAAGCGACAAGTTGCATTAATCCTCCCCCCATTGTTTTTATAACATATGCATAGAAAAAAATTTAAGAAAATAATTAATTACTAAATGCCAATCCACCCATCCCTGATGTTATTTTAAGGATATTATAATTAACAGCATAGATTGTCCCTCCACCATCGCTTGATCCAGAAATTCTTAAATGTGCTTTATCAATTTTCGAAAAATTACATGTTCCTGATGGTTGATGTTCTTCAGGGCGAAGGGCAAAAGAGTATACATTAATTTCTTTTGATAATTTAGATGTCCTACATCCTTCGTCCCCTATTTTATGAATAATTAGTTTATCATAAGGACTTATATAACCATCTACCCCTGTATGAATATCTGTTTCATATTCTACTATTCTACATTTGGTAGTAACTTTTCTTTCTCGACCACTTTTCCTCCAACCAGCTACACTCCCACCCGCCCTCTCGGAACTGTGGGTGTTGTTGATCTCGTCATAATAAAGATTTGGTGCGGAATCGGGGGTGGTGTAGGAGAAGCCCGAGGGGGGCGGGATGGGATGGGGGTGAGTTGAGTTCAACCAATTTCCTGTGTCGGCCACTTCACCTGGACGGTCGTAATTGGGGTTGTTGTCGTGGATCAATCCCTCTATACCTATCACAGGTCGACTTATGCCAGTATTTACAGCATTATCATCACCATTCCAGTCCTTAGGAAATAGAAATGCCCCACGTGCTTTTTCCTTCTCATCAGGGGTCAGGCAGTTTTGTATAGATGTATTACTCGCTTCATCCCTTTCATCCCTCTTAATTTCTGAAGCTGGATCACCTATATATACAACTTTAGCAATTGTTATTTTTGATGAGTAATTATTCCTTTTAATCCCACCTGGTTCCGGTTCTCGGCTTGCCGTCGAACTACTCCATTGGACCCCGTCCACCGGTTTTGTGGTCTCCTCCGGCCAATATTGTGCGTTGTCGTTGGTATCCACTCTAAGAATATCATGCTCATCCTTCAAAGTGTTATAAAGGTTTAACGGGGAATCAAGTAAATTTACACCGTTATAAAAAGCCATACTACTTTGTTGATAATTAACGGTTGAATTATCTCCCTCATATATATGTGTATTTCTTTTTTCCAGTTCACATTTTTTCATAGTATCTGGAGTCCCGTCACCATATTGAAAATCCTCACTACTAACTTTCAAATGACCCTTATTAGCATCGGGTATATACTGTATTAAATGAACTTGTCCGACAGCAAAATCTTTAACAACATCTTCTGAAAGAAGGACTGCCCTCCAATTACCAGGCTTACTATATTCTTCATATTTTTGCCTTATATAATAATGGGAGAGATTGATATGGTGATTATCAAAAATCTGAGGTAATTCTCCTTGTATATACCATTCTTTCCCATTTATTATATTTGGAGGGTATGGGACATCATGTTGTTGGGTCGGTGGTATAATTCGTTCTTTCCAAGCATTTATCTTAGCAGTAGTAAGGCCGTCAATCTTGTTTTCTTCCTCATCATTCGCATGAATTTCTACTTGTTCAGTTAAATATGTATTAAATTTAGCCTTTTCATTTTCTTCACTCTCACGTTCTGCAGCAAATAATGGTAAAAACGTTCTACCTTTAATAGGGGCCATCCATACATCTCCAAAGTGATCCCAATCTTTTATTGGTCTAACATCATCCCCTAAACGTAAAATACCACGAGAAACAGAGACATCGTTAGTAACTGTATCCGATGCAGGGTCAAATGGACCAAAATTATATACTTTACTAGGGTTGCTCGAGCTGGCGGGGTAGGTTTGATTAACAAACCCATACCCTTCTTTATATACATCTTGTCGAACCGAGAATTGACCAACATCAGACTCGACTGGCGTGAAGGTATTTTCAAAATAAAATCTATGGTCTCTAATAGCCCATAGAAGCGGTGTTACTACACCTCTATAATGGTCATATGAGTTCCCCCTTCTATATTGGCGTCCTAATTCTTGATAGTCACTTACAGTAGGTTCATCCCAAGTAACCCCCCCCCCCTGAGCGTGGCTGTTCCCTGTAAACTCCTCCCAATTCTGATGTCTGGCGCCCAGCGTCTGACTGCCAGATATCCAATCGCTGGACCCCAGCTCATTCACGTCAGAAACTTGACCAAATTCAATACCCATATCCAATCCTTTATGAATGTAGGTTTTCCCTGGGTAAAAAACGGATAACTGAAATATAGCAGGGACCGCAAGCCTTATTTTTACTCCTGGTGTTACAGACCAACTATTAATTTGTCCATCTTCATCATTATTAGCCGCAAATATATCACACAATAATGTATGGGTATTTGTGGTATTTGATTTAGCAGAAGCAGGGAGGTTCTGTGATGGGATCGCTGTATGGTGATCATATGGTTGTCTAAGCATGAAATACTCCTTTGGTTGGGGATGAAAACGGTCATGACCATTAATTATTAGTTGATACTTGATATCTTTCTCTAATTGTTTCGTATTGGTCCATATTAATTCTTTGACAGGATGATTGAATTTAAGTTTCTTATCTCCTATACCTGAACTATATTTTCTCCGTTGAACTTGTTCTATTAAATATTCATGTGAATTCTTTGCAAACCTTCTTCGTTCATCAACATCAAGATATATATAATCACACCATACACGTGGATTTAATCCATCCCCACCCGAATCACCCCATGTAAACTTAAGCAATACTTCATGATATTGTAATGCTACAAGTGGTAAAGCAAGTCCCGGATTACGACAAAACCAAAAATTTAAAGGTATTTGAACTGTATCGGCGGCACCATTGCTCCCTGTTCCTATTTCACACTGCATCGCTTTAAGGCCAACCGCTTTGGATTCTGGAGTAGTTAGTTCATTCCATACTTCATTCCATTCTTGATAATGACAATCAATAATTTGACCACCAATTTCTAATTCGACTTTTTTAATTAAAGCAGAACCATTCGTACATGTAGAAGATGAATCAGATGTTACATATATCTTATGAACTAAATCGCCATCCCTAGATATATTACAAATAGCATTACCTCTTTTTATACCATCACCCTGTGCCCCGTCTAATACTTGAGGTATCGTTTCCATCGAAAAATTAGTATGCCTCCGATATACGAACTTAAAAAATGTCATCTGAGGGTTACCAGTAAGGAACTTATCTTGTGCCCCAAATGCAACCAACTGCATTATTGCCCCTCCCATTATATTTAATTTATGATAATACTTAGAAAAGAATTCCTTAAATTAATAAATTAATAAATTAATAAATTAATAAAAAAATAACTTAAAAAATATTAATATAACTTATAAGTATAGATAAAGGATGTCTGAATTAGGATGTCTTAGGGATGCTAATTTCCAGAACATACAGGCGAATAGAATACATGCCGTAGATAACCTTGTTTTTAATAATAATATAATGAGGATGGATCCAAATACAAATAATCTAATTGTTGGTGGATCTATATTTTCATCGACAAGTCGGCTTCTAAGACCAACAGCTGGTGTTATCGTATCTGGTGATGAATTAGCTATTCATGGAGAAAATCTAACTGTTTATAGTGATGAGGGTATAACTAGTGTTTTTTCAATCAATCCAAGTTTGGGCGAAACTAGTATATCTGGAGATTTAAATATATCAGGTGTAACAAATACTTCTACATTCAATTCTTTAGGGGATACATCACTCGCTACAGATGGCGGTTCTGTTAATATATCTAAAATAGAATCTATGACAACTATTTTAGGTAAATTAACGGTTGACCAAGAGACAATTCTGAACAATCTAACTATTAACAATGGAAATATAATTAGTATCGGGGATAATATTATTAGTAATGTAGCTAATCCAACTGAAAATCAGGATGCCGCGACTAAATTTTATGTCGATTCAGTAGCAAGTGGTTTAGATATTAAGAATTCATGTCGTGTCGCTACAACAGAAGAAGTTAATATACAAAATCCTATAACTGAAATAGACAGTATTAATATTACTAACGGGGACCGAATACTTGTTAAAGATCAAAATAATAGAGAACAAAATGGTATTTATATATACAAAGATAGTGGAAATTGGGAACGAGCACCTGATTTTGATGAGAATTCTGAAGTAACTCCGGGAGCTTTTACATTCATTGAAGAAGGTTCGGTAAATAGTAATTCTGGTTTTGTCCTTACAACTGATGGAGATATTGATATTAATACAACTGAATTAATATTTTCACAATTTTCCGGGGCAGGTCAAATCGATAGTGGAGATGGTTTAACAAAGGATGGCAATCGGTTAGATATTGGTAAAGGGACAGGTATTAATATAACAAATGATGCTGTTTCCCTTCAAATATCCGAGATCTTTGAACCAAATAGTAATATAGATAACTACCTTATCACAGCAACAGGGGGTGAAACATTAAAGGGTGAGGGGGGTCTCAAGTTTAACAATGGTATTCTGGAAGTAAACGGAACATTATCAGTATCTGGAACAAGCGATAACTTGTTCGAAGGTAATCTAACAGTAAATAGTAATACTACATTCGGTAGTATTTCTGGAAATAATACCACAACGATCAATGGAGACTTAATCGTTTCAGGAAATTATAATCTTTTAGATGAAGATATCCCTGATAACAGCGCAAATACAAGTGGTAATGCCGATACAGCCACAACTGTTATTAACCCTGAACAATCTAATATCACTTCTGTTGGAACCCTAACTAATCTAGAGGTTGACAATCTCAGAATGGATGGAAATACTCTATCTTCTGAAAACAATAGCGATATTAATATTACACCGTCTCAAGACAAGAATATTATTTTAGACAACACAATTGTCATTGAACCCGGTGGTGTTGTGACAGGTGCCACATCAGTTACTTCAAATAATTTTGTAGGGGATCTAAATGGAAACGCTGATACTACGGGAAAATTATTCAAAAAGGTAAAGATCGGTGGTGTTGATTTCGATGGTTCCACAGATATTGATCTCCCTGGCGTTAATATATCAGGTTCAGAGAATATTGAGGTTTCGATCGCCACTACGGCAAGAACTGTCCTTAATTCCAATCAATCTAATATCACTTCTGTTGGAGCACTGACGGAATTACTTGTAGATGATATTACTATAGATGGTAATTTGATATCTTCTACAAATGATAAAGATCTAAAGGTTACATCTTCCACCAACAAAGATATTGTTCTAAATGAAGAAATTAAAGTTGAATCTGGTGGTGTTATCACAGGAGCTACGTCCGTTACCTCAACCAGTTTTACAGGGAATTTAAGTGGTAATGCCGATACAGCCACAACTGTTATTAACCCCGAACAATCTAATATCACTTCTGTTGGAACCCTAACTAATCTAGAGGTTGACAATCTCAGAATGGATGGAAATACTCTATCTTCTGAAAACAATAGCGATATTAATATTACACCGTCTCAAGACAAGAATATTATTTTAGACAACACAATTGTCATTGAACCCGGTGGTGTTGTGACAGGTGCCACATCAGTTACTTCAAATAATTTTGTAGGGGATCTAAATGGAAACGCTGATACTACGGGAAAATTATTCAAAAAGGTAAAGATCGGTGGTGTTGATTTCGATGGTTCCACAGATATTGATCTCCCTGGCGTTAATATATCAGGTTCAGAGAATATTGAGGTTTCGATCGCCACTACGGCAAGAACTGTCCTTAATTCCAATCAATCTAATATCACTTCTGTTGGAGCACTGACGGAATTACTTGTAGATGATATTACTATAGATGGTAATTTGATATCTTCTACAAATGATAAAGATCTAAAGGTTACATCTTCCACCAACAAAGATATTGTTCTAAATGAAGCAATTAAAGTTGAATCTGGTGGTGTTATCACAGGAGCTACGTCCGTTACCTCAACCAGTTTTACAGGGGATTTAAGTGGTAATGCTGATACAGCTACAAAATTAGCAAATCCGAAGATAATATCTCTATCGGGAGATATATCAGGGAATGTCGAATTTGATGGTTCTTCAAATATCTCAATAAATAGCACTTTAGAAGAAACAGGTGTTGATAATGGTATCTATGGAAGCGCTACGAGTATACCAGTAGTTACTATTGATATGAAAGGGAGGATAACATCTGCTACGACGATTCCATCTGCGGGAAAAGCTCTAAGTATAATTGGATCAACAGATGTAAGTCAACCTTATATAAACAGTTATAATATTGAAACAATCACTTTTAATAAGGATGACGGGTTTACAGTAACGCCCTCTGGTAGTAATGTAACGGTTGGTTTAGGTAGTCATTGGAAAACATTAAAACTGGTTGAAGAAGGTGGAAGTATTGGTGGGTCAGGTATATCATCAATTACACCAGTAGGACAAGAAGACCTCACAATACAAGCTGGTGATGGTATTAAGATTACACTTGATGCAACTCCAGATGATCAAAAACTTAAAATAGAAACAGAAGGGAATCCAAGTTTCTCAGGTTTAGCTACATTTGATGAAATTAAAGTCGGAGATAATACTGATACTTCTATACTAATTGCTGATGGAGATAAATTTAATCTACGGACAATATCTGGAGACTTAAGTATGGGTAATACAGGTGAACTTATGATTAATAATTCTAAAATTTCTGATAACCATATAGATCCCAATTCAAGTATACTAATCGGTAAAATTAATCTTCAAACTGACGTGGAAGACATCCTTCCGATCGCACACTTTGCTACAACTGATAATATGGATCAGCTTAATAATAATACAGTAGTTCCAACACAAGGTTCTGTAAAAACGTATGTTGATGCAGTAGCTCAAGGTCTAAGTATTAAAGATACATGTAGACTTGCTACAGTTTCGGATTTCCCAAATACAAACTATGATGTAGGGTCAGGCGAACTTACTATTACAGTTTCAAACTGGCCAGCAGAAATAGATTCGAGAAATATTAATCAGGATGATAGAATACTTATAAAAGATCAAGTAAACGGGACTGATAATGGTATCTATATTGTTACTAGTTTAGATCAAAGTCAGATGAACATAGTTCTAACAAGGTCTGATGATTTCAATACACCAGATAAAATAGTGGGTGGTTCATTTACTTTTATAACAGAAGGATATATAAATTCTGACCAAGGTTATGTTCTAACGAATGATACTAGTGATGTTTCAGTTACTATTGGATCTACACCTCTAAGTTTTGCTCAATTTTCTGGAGCGGGGAGCATTGTTGCGGGAGATGGAATTATTAAAGAAGGTAATTTGCTAAGTTTATCAGAAACACAAAATAATATAGAGACGATTACTAGTAAGGAAAATGCGGATATGAATATTTATCCAAATAACTCGGGATCACTCGAACTAGGTATTATAGATAATACAAAAACAACAATGAATGGATCATTGATAGAGTTAAAAATGCAGGATAATTTAAAAATAAAGTATATTACAACTGATATTTTAACAGCTTCTTTAAATGAAGTTACTTCGCATGTTTTATTTAAACCTTCCCTTGGTATGTCTGTTTCTGGGGCACAATTAACAGTAGATGGACAAGACTTATCTGTCAAAGATCAAAACGATATTGAACTTTTCTCAGTCGATGTATCTTCAGGAGATGTTAATATATCCGGAGAATTAAAAGTTGGAAATAACGCAAATAATTCTATATTAATATCTGATGGAACTAAGTTTAATCTACGAAGTGTTTCTGGTGATATTTCTCTATTAAATAATACAGGGGAATTTATAATTAGTGATGATAAAATATCCGATAGACACATAGACCCTACTTCAAATATACTAATTAATAGTGTTAACCTACAGAATCAAGTATATAATTCACTTCCTCTATCAAACTTACCATACAAGAACGAAAATAATATGTCTTCGAATAGTAGTTCACACATCCCAACTCAAAGTTCAGTGAAATCATATGTTGATTCAGTAGCTACTGGATTAGATATTAAAGAAGCATGTCGTGTAGGAAGCAATGATAATTTAACCGCAATTTATTCAAATGGAACAAATGGAGAAGGATCTACTCTCACAAGTAGCTCAAATGGTGGAATAAGTAGTGCCATTAATGAATCAGTTACACTATCAATTGGTGATAGAATCCTTATTAAAGATCAATTGGACAATAGTGAAAATGGCATCTATACTGTTACTACTTTAGGAGATTCTAATACACAATGGGTTTTAACACGTGCGACAGATTTTGACGGAAATGAAGATATTAATCCAGGGACATATACATTTATTGAAGAAGGGACTGTGAATAATAATAAAGGTTTTGTCTTAACAAGTGATTCTACAGTAACTTTTGGAACAACATTAATTACATTTTCTCAATTTTCTGGAGCAGGTGAAATAACAATTGGAGATGGACTTGAAAAAAATGGTGACGAAATTAAAATAAAATCGGAACAAGATACAATTAGTTCAATAAGAACAATCAATAATGGAGATTTATCAATTGTCCCCAACGGAAATGGGTCGTTAACGTTAGGTAATACTACGAATACTGATATAAATATTAAATCAGAGAGGGTAGTTATTAATTCTGGAACAATTTCAGATACAGGTTTAGAAGGTATAGTATTAGCCTCTTTAGACGGAATTAATATTGAATCAGAATCATCCACAAAAGGGATAAACATCGGACATAATGATGAAAACACTGTTATAAATATTGGAAGGAATGGAGATAATGACATTAACTTGGGAAGTGATGGTTCTACTTTTGAATTAGTATCAAAAAATATACAATTAAAATCTATAGATGGACCACTTAAGATAGACTCGGATGGGGGTATCAATATAGGGACAGATACTAATATGACTAATAATGTTGGGAGCAATACAACTATACAAGGACAATCATCGAATTCCAATGTAGGTGGAGACCTTCTTCTACTAGGTGGGTCTGGACAAACTCAAGAAGGTTCAGTAATCGTTAAAAGTTTACTCGAAGTCTATGGAAAAGATATTAATATATATAGTGATGAAGGGTCAACAAATAAATTTACGGTTGAAGCATCTACGGGTAATACAAATATTTCTGGAGATCTAGATGTTCAAGGTGATACAAAAACTGACGGACTAAGTTCAACCGGAACAACTTCACTTGCTACAAATGGAGGTATTGTTAATATATCAAAAACCGGTGTAATGACAACTATTAAGGGAGATTTAACTGTTAATGGAGGAATAACTAACACATCTGGTGAAATATTATTAACTGGGGGGAATATGAAGTTGAATGATTCGGTTGAATTAATACTGGGAAGTGGTGGAGATACTAAGATATATCATACTGGTAGTAACTTTATTATTAATAATCAGGATAATGATTCAGGAGATATAATAATGTCATTGGGTAAGGATGATTCTGATGTAAAGTTTGACATCCAGAATAATAGTGGGCTTTCTAAATTCTCAGTGGATGGTTCAGGTCAATCAAACTTTAATGGGGATGTTACTATATCGGGGGACTTCACAGCTTCTGGGATAACAACATTCTCTAATAATATATCAATCGGGGGGGAATTAGATATAACAGGCAATCGAATAAATCTTATGGAGAAAATAACCATTGATTCGGGGGTAACTATTAATTCAAAGATAAATGTTATGGACGATACAAATCTAACAACATTACACTCTTCAGGGTCAACATCTCTTGCTACAAATGGAGGGGATGTATCTATTTCTAAAACAGGAGATACAACCACTATTAAAGGAATACTTAATGTAGATGAACAAGTGACATTTGATTCAACACTTGATGTAACTGGTCCAGTAGTAGTTAATTCTTATCTTAATGTTTCAGAGAATATAAATGTATCGGGGGTTGTAAGTCTGCCAGCAAACGATCCAACAGATGAAAATGAAGCCACACGAAAGAAGTATGTTGATGATGAGGTTCAAAAGATATCAAATCTTTCAATCGCAGGTGATTCAGGAAATGATACTGTATCTTTGGAAACAGGGAAACTAACTATTACGGGAGGCACCGGTATAATCTCAACAGTGGCAGATGATGAAGTATCACTTGGATTATCCGATACAGGTGTGGACCCAGGTTCATTTGGTTCCACAACGGAAGTCCCGATATTTACCGTCGATTCACAAGGTCGTCTAACAGAAGCATCGACCGCAACAATTTCCTCTACTCTGAAGGTGAACTCTGTAGATGTATCTCTTCTTACAGATTCTCTAAACTTTTCGGGGACAACTGGTGAAATAGAGGCGGAAGTTATAAAAGATGGAAACAATATGAATGTAATCGTCGGATTACCAGATGATATCATAATTAGTGGAGGTTTAACTGTAAATGATATGGCAATATTTTATTCAACACTTGATATATTTGGAGGGGCAAAAGTTGAATCAACACTCGACGTTAGTGGAAATACATCTGTCTCTACATTGAATTCGTCAGGAGATACTTCAATAGCTACCAATGGGGGAGAAGTAAATATTTCAAAATCCAACTTTATAACAACTGTTAAAGGAGAACTATCTGTAAAAGAATCAGTCATATTCGATTCCACCCTTGATGTGAATAATTCTGTGACATTTAATTCAACCCTCACTATCTCAGATAATTTAACAGTATCAGGTGTTATAAACTTACCAGCAAACGATCCAACAGATGAC